TTGAACAAAGGGGAATAAAATGAAAGCAGGATTTTTAGAATTTAGACACCATGTAAAAACAACCGACTATCCTTCGGGTGCAGCATTGACTCAGGTTTTAGCCGTTACAACTGCAACCGTATTACTTACACATCCACTCGTTTTACTTGATTCTTCAGCTGGTGCAGTAACTACTTTAACACTTCCAAATGGTGAAGAAGGACAGGTTTTAGTTCTTCAGTCAATAGACGCAGCCGACATGACATTGACACCCACAACCGCTACTGGTTGGGCAACTTGTGTTCTTATTGATATCGGAGATTCAGTGTCTTTACTGTATGTTGATGATACCGTTGGCTGGATTATCCTTGGAACTGCTGGTGTTTCAGCACCTCCAGTTATCTCAGTATAGAAAGGGAATTATATGAAGACAACAGGTATAGAATTTTTACACCACACTTTAACAACAACTTACACAAATACCTTAATTAAAGTCGTGGCGGCAACAGCAACAGATGGATTGACAATACCCATTACGCATCCAATGGTCACAAAAACAAACGCTGGGGCAGAAGCTAATAGCGTAGCAAACGGTGTTCCTGGTCAGATTCTGAATATATACATGACAACAGCAGTGGGGGCTTCTTCAATTACTCCTGCCACAATGACCGGATTCGCAACAATCGTACTTGATACGGCTGGTGACCAGTGTACTTTGTATTATGTTGACGATACCGTTGGTTGGATAATTCTTGGATTGACAGGTGTAACGGGTCAGCCAGTTATAACAGTATAATAAGGAGAAACAAAATGACAAAGAAATGCACAACCGTAAATAGCACAGATGGTGCAATTGCGACAACCAAAGCACTGGCTGAATCCAATCTATCTACAGGTTCAAGTCATACCAGTTCAATAAGCAGCATAACTACTCTGGTAAATGACATAAGATCACAACTTAAGGGTGATGGTACTATATCCCTTCCAGCCCTTGCAATTGGTGATGGTTCTAAACTTGCTGTTGCTACAGCTGCTTGTGATTATCAGGTTGATGGTATTAGATATACCTTGGCGGGAGATACAACAGGTGTAGCACTTGGAACAACTGTTATTGCACAGAATACATTCGGTGCGGTAGCTTTAGATGTTCCTATCTCTGGTGGAACAGTAGTCTCCACAGAAGCTCCGGCAAATGTAACGGGTTATGGTTCAGCTGTTCTTGCTGCTGCCGCCCTACCAGCTGTCGCTGCTGCACATTGTAGGTTAGGTTATGTAACCGTTAGTAATTCAGCGGCTGCCTTTACGCTTAACACAACCGCCCTTGATGCGGCAAATACAACAGTTGCCTACACTGATGCTGACACGGTTTATAACGCTATTGGTGCAGCGATATCTTAATAATGGTTGGGGTGTAAAATCCCCTTCTATTTAACTTTAAACAAGGAGAAATAATGTCTGTATATATGTACAAAGAGATCAATGGTAAAATTGATAAGCACACAGTAAGACCCGTAGAATATCAAGATCATCTTGCGGAAGGTTGGACTGTTGATAAACCCAAAATAAAACCAGTTGAGGAAGTAATTGTTGAACCCGAAAAGGTTGATTTTAAAGTAAATTGTGACCCTATTGTTGGTGATATTGTAGTAGAACCCAGCCCAATTTTAAAGATTAAAAAAACTGCACCAATTAAGAAGAAGAAAACCATTAAGGGTTAATTATGACATTAAAAATTGATTTCATTAATTCTGCCTATAGTATGGGTCAAGTATCTGGTATTACAAGAAACCCCACACCATCAGAGATAACAACTGCCCTGAATCGCCTTGAAAGTATGGCTGCTGAGTGGTCTGAAGCTAATATTTGCACAGGTTACACCTTCGAAGAAAACCCAGACTCAAATACTCCACATAATGTACCTCGTAAATATTGGACAGCATTTGAATCTAGTTTAATGCTTCGCCTTCTTGCTGATTACGGAAAAGAACCCACAGCTTCACTGGTATTAATAGCGAGTTCATCTTTTGATAGCCTACTTGCAAGCACTGACAACACACAACAGGTTCAATATCCTTCAAGAATGCCTCGTGGAAGTGGAAATAGATGTATTGGATATTGTGATTTATTTTATTCTACTGCCGATATAGCCCCAAATGAATGCGCTACTGTTAAAATGGTGGTTGGTGATGTTGATGACTTCTATTTTGATTTTACATCTTATCTTAACGAAGGTGAAGACGTTGATAGTGCCGTTATCACATCGGATTCAGGCTTGACTATCTCATCTGAAACAGTGACTACACCTAGAGTGACTTACACAGTAACGGCAACAGGTGGGACAGATGATAATAAGACTCTGAACGAAGTTAAAATAGTAATGACCACAACTGATTCAAGAATATTAACAAGGGTTACAAACTTTGAATTAACGGAAATAGATATAACATAATGCCAATAACCACACTAAATCTAATAAAAGGTGACAAAACAAGCACCGACACAGATTACAGAGATGCTTTACCTGTTAATATGTACGGCGTTATCCGTGAGATCTTTGGTGCGCAGGGTTATATGCTTTGTTATCCGGGATTAACTAAATTTGGAACTGGTGACGGTGTTGATCGAGCTGGTAACTATAATGACCGCTTTGAGAAGCATTTCAGGGTATCTGGTACATCTTTAGTAGAAATAAGCACTGGTGGTGTCTCAACGACTTTGGGAGACGTGTCTGGTTCATATCAAGCCTCTATGCCGTATAGTTTTAATACCCAAGCTGTAATAACTGACGGAAAGATGTTTTTATATGATCCTACAAGCGGATTCAGACAAGTAACTGATGGTGATTTAGGTTCTCCGATAGATGGTGTTTGGGTTGATGGATATTATTTTCTAACTGATGGTGAATATATATACCATACAGATATAACAGATGAAGAAGCAATTGACCCGCTAAAGTTTGCAACTGCTGAATTTATGCCTGATCCATCTATAGCGGTTGCCAAGACACAAGATAATAAGGTTATTGTTTTTGGAAGATACTCTATTGAATATTTTATAAACGCAGCGAATGATAATTTCGCATTCTCAAGGGTTGCGACAAGAGCGCAAAAGATAGGCATCGTTGCTACTCATGCCAAATGTGAAGCAGGGGGCAATTTCTATATAACAGGTGGTAGAAAAGAAGGTTCTATTGGTGTTTATGTTTTAGGAATAGGATCAAGTGAAAAGGTAAGTTCAAGAGAAGTTGATAAAATCCTGTCTCAATATTCTGAACCCGAACTATTTAACATGAGGATGGAAAGCAGGATGGAAGACAATGTTGCTTTTGTTTTGGTTCACTTACCAAATGAAACGCTTTGTTTTAACGAAACAGTAGCAAAGACTTTCGGTGTTGATGTGGGTTGGTCAATATTAAAATCAGATGTTCGTGGTGATACTCCATACAGGGGGATTAACGGTATTTTTGAGGCTAGAACTGGTAGATGGATTTATGGTGATAAGCAAAGTTCTTATTTAGGTTATTTAGATAACACGGTATTTACGCACTATGAAGATATGGTTGAATGGATACTATTTACACCTCTAATAAACCTTGGTAATGCCTCTATAAGTAAAATTGAAATAGAAACAATACCGGGACATACAACGTCACTTGACGCAAAGATCGGGGTCTCTTTGACTTATAATGGTTTAACTTACGGTACTGAATATTTTGAAATGTATGGCGAACCGCTTGATTATGGGAAGAACTTTATTGTTCGGAGACTTGGTTTTATTGGTGGTTTTTTTGGTTGCAAACTAAGGGGTGCGACTATTGCAAGAATGGCACTTGGAACTATGAAGGTTACTCATGGCTGATACATATAGTAAATTAAGAGGGTTAGCACTTTCAGCAGTAGAATTGAAAGCCTTAACTAATTGGCCCGATGCTCTTATCGAGGATTACTTAAATATCCTTAATAGTCTATTAACTATATCTGAAGCTGTTGATGTTGTAATTGACAGGCTACTTGAAGAAACTGAAACTGGTTTTACAGATGGTTCAATTCCATTCGTATCGGGTGGTTTTTTAGTCGAAGATAACACCAATCTATTTTGGGATACAGTCACAGAGATTCTGAACGCTAAAGCTATTATCTTGTCAGATGCGACAGCGACAAGAATGCTGTCTACAAACGCCAGTAATGGTGTTGTGAGTGTTGCGGACTTATCAGCTTGGGTAGGCGGAACTGCTAATCAAGTATCTATCACAGACGATGGAGACGGCACAATAACGCTTTCAACTCCACAAGATACCCACACTGATGCTGATGTTGAATTCGATTCTGCCACATTAGATGATTTAACGGCTTCTTCGTTAGTCTCTTCAGATGCTACTAAAAAACTAGTAAGTATTGCGATTTTATCAGCTTGGATCGCAGGGACGGCAAATCAGATAACAGTAACAGATGATGGTGATGGTACAGTCACATTATCTACCCCACAAGATATAGACACTGGTGCAAATGTAACATTTTCAAGTATAAATTCAGCATATATACAACAGGTTGCAACGGGGAATATTAGCGTTGGTTCTTCGACTACTATGGACAGCTTAACTACTGGGAATATTAATACTGTTGTCGGTGCTGGTGGAACTGGAAGTGGTCTTACTGAAGGAAACGGGAACGTCTTGATGGGTTACAGCACTGGAAATGCTTTATCAACTGCTGATAATAATATAATAATCGGACGGAATGCAGGAACTCAACAAGAAACCACTGAAAATTCAGTAATGATAGGTTATGGGGTCGGACAATCTGCAACAGATACTCAACGTGCTACTTATGTCGGATATGGATCCGGGTCTATTATCCAGGGGAACGCAAATACCTTTATCGGATATGATTCAGGGTATGGACATTTTCCAGTTTCGGGAACGGCAGATGGAACAACTGCAAGTCATTTAATAGATTCAACTAATGCTTTTTTAACAAATGGTATTGTTAAGAGCAATATGGTTATCCAAAACACAACGGATGACACCGAGACTACCGTAGATTCTGTTGCAGATGGAGACTTAACCTTAAATGCTGATATATTTGTGTCGGGTGAAAACTATACTATTGTAACAGCTGGAGCGAATTATAATGTTGGTATAGGTAGAAAAACCCTCTATGAGATAACCGATGGAGCTTATAATTTAGCTGGTGGAAATGGTGCTGGCTTAGATTTAAGACACGGTTCAGATAATGTTTTATTGGGCGCAGATTCTGGCGCAGAGTTAACCGATGAATCCCATGATATATTTCTTGGTTATAGATCAGGTGCAAAACACGCACTTGGTAGCCGATTAATAATAGATTCTTATACAAGAGTAAGCCAAGCAGAAGAAATCACAAGTGCTATTTTATACGGTGTTATGTCCGCAACTACGGCTAATCAAACACTAGGAATAAATGCAGATACAACAATCACCGATGATCTTAATGTTGAAGGAAGTATATCTGTTGGAACAGATGCGCCATTGTTCGGGTTTTATGATGAAGGTGATATATTTGCAAACGGAAATATAAAGGCCATGAAAGGCTTATTTTCCGAATCCGCTAAATATGGTGCAGGGTTAGAAATATCAAACAACGCTTTAACTGCTACATATTCAAATGTACTTCATAACGATGCAACACTAACTGCATTGACACAAACTATCACGGATTCACACGCTTCTTTTACTGATTCTTTTATTGGGCAATTTATTAAGATTTTAGCATCAACTCCTGATTATACCGAGGCAACTGGCGAAATCGTGGCTGTACCAAGCGGAACGACCTTAATAGTAAGCATGGCTACTGCTGGCGGTGATGCTATTGTTGATGCAAACGCCATGACTTTTGTTGTATATCCACAACCGAATTTCTTTGTTGGTGATAATGGTGATATCCACGCGAGCGTAGGAATTGACAAAGACGCTTCATTTAAGATCAGCTCCCCACATGGGAAAAACGATCACTCTGTCCACGCTGTTGTAACCGCAGGGGTCGCAGGACATACAGGAATTGATTTAGAAATAGACGCTGGTATTTATGGCGGGGTTTCAGGATATGGGCTTAATTATGATGCAACTGGATTTGTTGAGGATACACCCGGTACTGGTATTAACATGGTTATTGATAATGCAGGAGCAACGGGTGGAGATTTACACGGCATAGATGTTGCTGTATCTGACACGGCTAATACAGATATGGAGACAGTTGCAGTTGGAACACACGCTGGTGTTGAGGTTATCCATCAACATTTAGGGGATACAGCAGCTATAACGAAGGCATATATAACAGATACTTCAGCGACCATAACCGCTACAACTATAGCCTTTAATGATGCCGGACCCGATACTATAACAGATAGTGGTAATGGTTTTGTAGCCGCTGGATTCGTAGCTGGACAGGTCATTGTGGTAACGGGTGATTCAGATAACAACGGAACTTATACCATAGCAACAGCCGCCGCCAATGTAATAACACTAGAAGCCGGAGATACCTTGTCGGACGAACTTGCAGGTGATTCTGTCACAATTACATCGACATTTAGAGATACTACAACTGCTTTCGGTTCTTCTGGAACAAATGTTGAAATGTTTTCCTCAGACAATGACTTTATTTTAATCGCTTCAACTGCGGTTTTTGATGAAATAAATTCATTA